GACGAAGACCGCCATGCTGCCCGCGCCGCCCGTCAGATGGCTAGTGCCCGCGAGACGCGCGAGCTGGTGGCGCTGGTCGGTGTGGCTGCCTTGGTCAGCACGGACGCGCCCAGCTGCACGGCCATCGTCAAGGAATGCGCCATTCGCCATGAAGGCTACCGCCGCCTGGTTGCCAACATGCGCTGCTGCTGGTGTGGACGCGAGGGCCGTAGCAACCATGCCCATGAGAACGAAGGCAAGGGCATGGGCCTGAAGGTGGATGACCGCCGCGCCATGCCTTTGTGTGTGGACGACATGGGGCAGCACGGCTGCCACTACGCCTTTGACCAGTACAGCCTGATTGATGGTGGGCGTGATGCACACGTGGAACTAGGGCGCGCCATGGCCGCAGCCACCCGCAAAGCTATACGTGACGCGGGACTGTGGCCCAAGGATTTACCTTATTTGACCAACGAACTGCACAAGGATTGATGATGACCGGCAGTGTTCAAGATAAATCGAACCGTGAGCGGGTTTGGGCCGCGATCATGGAATTGCACAACCAAAGCCAGATCGTGACGCGCCAGCGTGTGCAAGAGTTGTCCAAGCTCAGTTTTCACGTTGTGGACGGGCACATAACGAGCCTGATTGAACGCGACGGCAAGTTACGCCGGGTGATGAATGGCGTCTTTGAGCCTGTTGTGGCTTTTGTTGAGACACGCTCTGTCTCAGTCACTGATACGCCCGAAGGCATGACCAAAGTAGAGATTGGTGATGAAGTGATTCAGCTGACACCCACTGAGACGCGCATGCTGGCCAAGCGTTTGCAAGGGGATGCACAGACAGCTGCCAACGTGCAGATGCAACAAGACATTGGCAATCTGACCCATGAGGTTCAGCAGCGCATGGCAAAGCAGATTCAAGACCAGACGGCACAGATTGAGAAGCTTACTGCGGAGGTTAACCGCCCCAGCGACGAGCAAGAACGCATGGCAAAGCAGAGCCAAGAACAGGCTGCACAGATTAAGAAGCTAAAGACGGAGGTGAGGCGCCTGTCAAAACTGAAAGGCAGTCCACAGAAAGAGCTTTCACTAACTTGAATCCAAGCCCGCCACATGGCGGGTTTTTTTATATCCACCCCGGCTAGGCGTTGGAGTATTGCGTACCTCTAGCGAGACTGCTTGCTATGGCAGATCAGGAGCAATCAAAACCCCAGCCGCCCAAAAAGGCCGACTGGGAGCGTATCGAACAGGACTACCGCGCAGGCGTTAAGAGCCTGCGGGAGATTGCGGGCGAGAACGGTATCTCAGAGGGGGCCATTCGCAAGCGTGCAAAGCGCGATGCATGGTCCCGCGACCTCTCAGACAAGATTCAGCAGCGTGCTGACGACTTGGTACGCACGCAGGCGGTACGCAGCGAAGTACGCAGCGAACAAGCCATTCAGCAGAAGGCGACTGAGCGCCAGATCATTGAGGCAAATGCAGAGGCGGTGGCCAACGTCAAGATGGCGCACCGTGGCGATATTGGCCGTGCCCGTGGGCTTGTGAATAGCCTACTCAATGAGCTTGAGGGCATGGTGGGCGCTGAAAACGTGGCCTTGCTGGAGACGCTGGGCGAATTGCTGCGCAGTGAGGACGAGAACGGCAAAGACCGTCTCAACGACCTTTACCACCAGATCATCAGCCTTCCTGGCCGCTCCAAGGCCATGAAAGACCTGTCAGCCTCTCTGCAGGGGCTGATTACCCTTGAGCGCACCGCATACGGCATGGATGACAAGCACCAGCAGGTGCAAGGCGGTGTGGTCAAGGATATGACCGATGCAGAGCGTGCAGTGCGTCTGGCAAACGTCCTATCCAAGAACCCTGGTGCGTTGGCTGCGTTGTTCGCCGGACAAAAGGGTGAGCAGGCATGAGTGCACCCAGTACAGCGGAGCTGATTAAGCTGATCAAGGGCATGGACGCGGAGACGCGCCGCCAGCTTGATGAGGTCTTGCTTTCCGGTGACGCGCCTATCTGGGTTCCCCAAGAAGGGCCACAGCGCGCCGCTTTTGAGAGCAAGGCTGACATTCTGTTTTATGGCGGTGCGGCTGGTGGTGGCAAGACAGACTTGCTCCTGGGGCTGTCACTGACAGACCAAAAGCACAGCATCATTTTTCGTCGCCAGTCGGTGCAACTGACCGGCATTGAAGAACGCATGCAGGGCATTCTGGGCTCTCGCAATGGCTACAACAGCCAGGATGGCGTATGGCGCCTGCCCGGTGGGCGCGTCATGGAGCTGGGCAGTGTCAAGGACACAGGCGATTGGATGAAGTACCAAGGGCGCGCCCACGATGCCAAGCTCTTTGACGAAATCACCCACTTTGCCGAAGTGCAGTTTCGCGCCCTGATTGGCTGGCTGCGCACGGATGACCCCAATATTCGCCAGCGCGTTGTGTGCGCGGGCAATCCACCCACTGAGCCAGAAGGCGAGTGGGTCAAACGCTTTTGGGCGCCATGGCTGGAGCCGACACACCCCAACCCGGCTAAGCCCGGTGAGTTGCGGTGGTACGTGACCAATGAGAAGGGCGAAGACCAAGAAGTCGATGGCCCTGACATGGTGAAGGTGGGCAATGACATGGTGCAGCCCAAGAGCCGCACGTTCATTCCATCCAGTGTGAACGACAACCTTTTCTTGCTGACCACTGGCTACAAGGCAACGCTGCAATCACTGCCTGAGCCCCTGCGCAGCAAGATGCTCAATGGTGACTTCAACGCGGGCAGCTCTGATCCTGCGTGGCAAGTCATCCCGACAGAGTGGGTCAAGGTGGCACAAGCGCGCTGGAAGGCCCGTGACACCAAGGGGGTGATGACGCGCCTTGGCTTTGACCCATCACGCGGCGGCATCGATAAGTCCAGCGTGGCGCGCCGTCACGGCAACTGGTTTGACGAACTGGTGTCCGCCCCAGGTGTCGTTACCAAGGATGGCCCAACCGCAGCAGGCTTTGTGGTGCCCCTGATCCGTGATGCCGCGCCCGTGTGCGTGGACTCGATTGGTATTGGCTCCAGTGCTTTGGACTTTCTGATCGGCCTGAACCTGAACGTGTATGCGGTCAATGGTTCTGAGAAGTCCACGGCCATGACCATGGCGGGCAACCTGAACTTTCGCAACGTGCGCGCTGAAATGTACTGGCTGCTGCGTGAGGCGCTTGACCCCACAGCACCCGACCCCATTGCATTGCCACCAGACCCCGAGCTGCTGGCCGACCTCACAGCCGTTCGCTACAAGGTGGTGCCATTGGGGGACAAGACCGCCATCCTGATGCGCAGCAAAGACGAGGTGCGCGAAGCCTTGGGCCGAAGCCCAGACAAGGGCGATGCGGTGGCTATGACCTTCGTAAGAGGCGCGCCCACTGCCAAAGAGGCCAAGAAGGAGAAGAGCTGGCGCGAGCGCCTGCTTAAAGGCCCACGTAACAACAAAGGATCGGCGCAAGCCGCATAAGCCATGTCCAAAGATAACAAGCACTCACAGGATGATGTGGCGCGCAAGAACTGGGAGCGCTACCGCTACGGGGTAGATCGTGGGCACACCAACTACACCGAGCAGGCCAAACGCTGCGAAGGCATGTACCTGGGTGGTGGTGAGCAGTGGCGCGCTGAAGACCGTCACATTCTGGATGCCGAAGGCCGCCCCTGCTACGAGTTCAACCAGATCATGCCTGCCGTCAACACGGCATTGGGCTACCAGATTGCCAACCGTATGGACATTACCTTGCGCCCCCGTGGCCGTGATGGTGATGCAGAGGTGTCCAAGATTCTTTCCAAGGTCATCAAGCAGGTTTCAGACAGCAACAACCTGCACTGGCGTGAATCGCAAATGTTTGCTGATGGCTTGATCGAGCAGCGCGGCTATCTGGATGTGCGCATGCAGTTTGATAGCAACATCAAGGGCGAGGTGGTTGTCACCACGATTGACCCGCGCGATGCCATCCCTGATCCAGACGCCAAGAGCTATGACCCGGATGACTGGGGCGACTTCACGTGGCCGCGCTGGTTGACGCTGGATGAGATTGGGCAGATTTACGGTCCAGCCGCGCGCAAGGCCTGCGATGAGTCCATGGATGATGGACCCGACTACGGCGATGTGGACGGCGAGACGGAGCGCAACAAGTTCGGTGGCTACACCGGCTTGCAAGATGCCTATTACGACAGCACCGAAGGCATCAAGCGCTTTCGTGTGATCGACCGCCAATACTGGGTCTATGAAATGACCCCGTGCATTGTTTTCCCGGAAACGGGTGATGTACTGGTGCAAGCCAATATGTCGGCCGAGTCCATTGCGGATGCATTGGCCAAGGGTGCGCAGCAGGCGCGCCGCATGAGAAAGCGGGTTAAGTGGGTGGTCAGCACCTATAGCGCGACCCTGCACGACGACTACAGCCCGTACAGCCATTTCACGGTGGTGCCTTACTTCCCGTACTTTCGACGTGGCAAGACGCGCGGCATGGTGGATAACGGTATTGGCCCACAGGAGGTGCTGAACAAGTCGGTGAGCCAGTTTGTGCACATCCTCAATTCCAGCGCAAACGGTGGCTGGATGGTGGAAGAGGGCTCTTTGTCCAATATGGACACGGATGACTTGGAAGAGGTAGGCAGCCAGACGGGCTTGGTGGTTGAGTACAAGAAAGGTGCCAAGAAACCCGAGCGGATTCAGCCCAATGGCGTGCCGACTGGTGTGGATCGTCTGATGGATCGCGCCCAGATGGCCTTAAAGGAAACCACGGTCCCGGATGCCATGCGCGGCAACCAGGGCACGGAAGTTTCGGGCATTGCCATTCAGTCCAAGCAGTACGCCAGCCAGCAGCAACTGGCCGTGCCACTGGATAACTTGGCATACACGCGCTGGCTGCTGGCCAAACGTGTGCTCAAGCTCATTCAGACCTACTACGACAGCTACCGGGTGTTTCGCATCACAGAAACAGATCCACTGACAGGGCGCGAAGTGGATGCAGTGCTTGAAATCAACAAGTTCGACCCGCAGACCGGTGCCTACCTGTTTGATGTGACGGTGGGCGAGTATGACGTTGTGATCAGTGAGCAGCCTATGCAAGTGACCTTTGAGAACAGCCAGTTCCAGCAGGTCATGGAGATGCGGGAGAAGGGCGTGATGATCCCGGATCGCGTGGCACTGCGCTACTCCAATCTGGCCGACAAGCACGACCTGATTGAAGCGATGCCAGACCCAGCAAACCAGCCCGCTGACCCAACGCTGGAGGCCAAGGCGCAACTGATGCGAGAGCAAGCGCGCTTGGCGGCTTCTAACGCCCAGAACAAAGACATGCAGACCCTCTACACCGGGCTGCAGACCGCTCAAGTGATTGCTCAAACGCCTGCAACCGCGCCGTTGGGCGACAAGCTGGCCCGTTCGGTTGGCTTCCAAGACAAAGACGCGGCCCCAATCATCCCTCAGGCAGAGGCTGCGCAGCCGATGGCCGAGGCGGTGGACATGGGCACCAACACCAGCCCTGCTTTTCCTGCACTGCCAGCTACTGGCGGCGAGGGCGCGGCAGCAGGCATCGAGACACCCGGCGCCGATGGCGTTCTACAGCAGTAAGGAGAGAAACCATGCGAGGTATTTCTATGGACAAGGAATGGCAGGCGGAAGAGGACATGCGAACCCTGGTGCGCGCCGAAGAGGTGCGCAAGGACCCCAAGCGCTTGAAGGCAGCTCAAGCCATAGCGAAGAAGCGCGCCGATGAACTCAAGGGACTGATGCCCGAGAAGTCCACCAAGAACTGATCACTGAACCACCACTGTAGGAGCAAGAAAACATGCCCAAGACTTTGAAAATGCTGATGCACCGCCTCATGAACCAAGCTGGAGAAGGCACAGACCTACCCGGTGACACTACTGGTGTTTTGGATGATGACGACGAGCACCAGCCAGGCACACCCGAAGACCGTGGTGACTTTCTGCCTGGTGATGACCTTGACCCTGAAGCCCTGAATGCAGTGGCTGCGGGTGCGACTGATGACGGCAACCCCGCAGATGAAGCTGCTACCACTGCCACCAAGGCCGCTACTGATGACGGCGCCCTCAGTGACAGCGTGCCACACGCCCGCTTCAATGAAGTGAACATGCGCCGCAAGGCAGCAGAGCAGGAGGCAGAACGTCTGCGCGCTGAAAACGAAGCCTTGAAGGCTGGGAAAGCTGCTGCCACCAAACCAGATGAAAAGGAGCAAGACAAGTCTGGAAAGGGGGCGGCAGCTCCTGAAATTGATGTTGATGCCAAAGAGCAGGCTTATCTGGATGCGCTCATGGAGGGCAACACCGATGTAGCCAAGCAGATTCGCCGTGAAATCAATCAACAACTGATGGCAGAGGCCAGCAGCGCGACATTAAAGAGCGTGCGCGCTGAGATGGAAGAGCGCCAGCAGGCGGAAGCACAAGCCAACGCCGGCAAGCTGCTGGCAACCACGGCCAACGCTGTAGTGAGCGACTACCCATTTCTAGACGACCCAGCGCACAGCGAGGTGTTGGACATGATCGAGGCGCGCCGCGATGCCTTGATTGCCAAGGGTGCGACAGCCCACGAAGCCTTGCGCCAGGCAGCGGACTTTATCGCTCCACGATTCGCGCCAGAAGGCTTCACCCCGGCTAAGTCTTCAGAAAAACCAGCGCCCAAGACAGACTTGCGCCAAGCAGCTGCTGTAGAGCGTGGCGCCAAGGCATCTATCGCGCAACCCCCTGTACCAGCTGCTGGCATGGGTAACCGCGCAACCGGCAGTGATCCAAAGAACGTGGCCACTATGAGTGATGACGACTTTGACTTGCTGACGGATGCAGAGAAGAAGGCGATGCGCGGCGACTGAACCTTACCCAAGCCCCAAAAGCTGCAGGCTCGCCCCCTGCTGCTTTTGGAAAGTCACTTCAAAGGGCGTACTCGTCTGTAAGGCCGCGACGTAAAAGGGTCTGGCTTCTTGGCTGCCTAAGCCATGTTTTCGCACAAGGGCGGCGCATGTCCCGGAACAAGTCAATTCTTAGGAGCATGTTATGCAGACGAATTTTGCAGGTTTGACCTCCCAGCAAAAGCTGGTGTGGAGCCGTGACGTTTGGAGCGCCGCGCGCGACCAGATGTTTATCAAGCGTTTCATGGGCAAGACCCAAAACGCAATGATCCAGGTGATCAAAGAGCTGACCAAGACCGAAAAGGGCGATCAAGCTCTGATTCAACTGGTGGCGGACTTGGTTGATGACGGCGTTGTGGGTGACAACGAGCGCGAAGGCAACGAAGAGGCCATCCAGTCGTACAGCCAGATCATTCAGCTGGACCTGATGACCCACTCTGTGCGCAACAAGGGTAAGTTGTCGGATCAGCGCACGGTGATCAACTTCCGTGAGCAGGGTAAGGACAAGCTGGCGCACTGGCTGGGTAACCGCGTGGATCAACTGACGTTCCTGACCATGTCCGGTATCAGCTACGAGTTCAAGAACAACGGTGCGCGCCGTGAGAACTCGCCTTTCCCGATGTTGTCGTTTGCCGCTGATGTATCGGCACCTACGGCCAAGCGTTCGCTGATGTGGGATGGCAACAGCTTGGCGCTGTCTGACACCAGCAAAATCACCAAGGACTTCTTGCCCAGCTACAAGATGATTGTGGACTTGGTGGCCTATGCCAAGGAGCACTATGTGCGCCCCTTGAAGTCTGGCGGCAAGGAATACTTTGTACTGCTGGTAGCTCCTGGCACCTTGGCGAACTTGAAGAAGGACCCTGACTACCAGCGCGCTGTGGTGGCTGTGGCGACCAAGGCCGGTACGGATTCCCCATGGTTCACTGGCGCGACCGTGACTGTGGACGGCGCCGTAATTCACGAGCACAACTTGGTCTTCACCACCAAGGGTGCACCAGTTGGCTCCAAGTGGGGTGCTGCAGGCGCTGTGAACGGCACGCGCACGCTGCTGTGCGGTGCACAGGCCATGGCCATGGTGGACTTGGGCGCGCCTGACTGGGTGGAGAAGCTCTTTCAGTACGACAGCAGCTGCGGCATCAATGTGGACAAGATGGTTGGCTTGCTCAAGCCCAAGTTCCATTCGATCTACGACGATTCGGTGGAAGACTTCGGCATCGCTGCCGTTGACCACTACATCGCTTAACCCCCGCACTTCAGTCACAGGCCACCGCGCGTGGCTTGTGGCTGGGTGAGGCCTTTTGTTGATGAACAAGGAGCGCAGCAATGCCTATCAAGAAGAACTCGGGCCGCCAGGATTTGCTGGTGGCATTTGTGGATGTGTCGTTTGCTGATTTGGCCGCTGGTGCCAATGCGGCCATCGATGTGCCCCATGGCGCCGTAGTGGTCGGCGGTGATGTGGTGGTGAAAACGCCTTTCAACTCGGCAACCTCTGCCACTGCCAAGGTGGGCGACAAGAGCGACGACGACCGTTACGCAACGGTGGACCTGAAGGCGGCCGGCCGCACTGCACTGACTATCACCGGTCATAAGCACAACGTGGCAGAAGAAGTGTTGGTGGGCTTTGCCCAAGTGGGTGCAGGCGCGACAGCAGGCGCATTCCGTCTGAGCCTGCATTACTACGTGGAAGGCCGCGCGGCATTCAGCCAGGGCTAACAGTGGTGGGGCTTGCCCCTTTGCCCGGTGGCTGGTTCGCCCGTCACCGGGGTTTTTACCCAATCCCCAATTCTTTACCTACAGAGGTATCCCATGAAATTTCGTAGCCCCGGCCAAGAGCCATTGCACATTGCCCTCACCAGTGGACACACCTTGGTCATTACACCTGAAGGCGTGGAAGTGCCGCATGCATTTCGCCGTGAAGCCATTTCGCGCGGTGCTGAGCCTATGGCGCCTGATGACTCCCATTTCGAGGTAGAGCACCAGCCGGGTGGGCAAAGTGGTGAAGCCGGTGCCAATGACAGTCAGAACACAGCAGAAAAGCGCCTCGAGCTGATCAAAGCTGCTTTGCGCACCATGCTCGACGGCAAAAGCGAAGATGACTTTACCGCCGCTGGCCTGCCCAACCTCAATCGCCTGCAGTTCCTGGCTGGTTTCAAAGTGACCCGCGCTGAAGCTGATGAAGTCTGGGCGCAAGTTCAGGCCGAAGAAGCCGAAAAGTAAGCTCAAAAGGGCGCGCCATGAACCTTAAAGAACTGATTGCCCAAGCACGCGAAGCGCTGGCCGACGAGGTGGAGCCGCAGCTGTGGAGCGACGAGGCTTTGGTGGGCTACTTCAATGAAGCCATTCAAGAAGCATGCGAGCGCGCCCTGTTGATTCAGGATATGACCACGCCCGACGTGTGCCGGGTTCAGGTGCTGGAGGGGCAAGCTCTATACAAGCTGCATCCCTCTGTCTTGCGGGTAGAGCGCGCCACACTGGCCGGACGGCCACTGGAAGAAACCAGCATCGAGAGTCTGGATGAAACCATGGGCAACTGGGAGGTGCGCTCAGGGCAGCCCCGCAGTTTTGTGTTCATGCAGACGGTGGGCGCTGGCCACCCAGCGCTGCAACTGGTGCCCATTCCCACTGCCGCAGGAGAAATCAGCCTGCGCGTCTATCGTGGGCCATTGGAGCGCCTGGATATTGCAAATGAGGACGCGTCCCCAGAAATCCCGGTGCGTCACCACCACAAGTTGGTGAACTGGGTGGCACGCTGCGCGTTCTTGCGGCCTGATGCGGATAGCCATGATGCTGACCGTGCCCAAGTGCACGAAAACTACTTCACACGGGACTTTGGGGCGCGCCCTGATGCCAACGTGCAGCGCAAACGCCGCGATAAGCGCCCGCGTGTGGTTCGTTCCCGATGGTAGACCCCGGCTAGGGTTTGCTGCTTGCAGCGCCAGTACCGACACTGCATGCCAGTGAAACCAGCTAAGGCGCGCAATGGCAATCGAAGATCAACGCAACTTCAAACAACCTCAATCAGGTGGTGCAGCACAGCGCCTTGGCGGGGTTGCGCCGTCTGTAGCCCCCCGCGCCACTGCAATCAACCAGATTCCCGGAGCTGAAATTAAGGCCCCACCAAGCGATGGGCGCCAGTCATCCGAGTTGTCACGCAATCTGAACAACGCTGCCAATGCGCTGGGCGGCATGGGTGCGGTGGCAAGTGTGCCCTTGCGTGCTGGCCAGGCTGCATCAAAGCTTGCCCAGCAGGCCAGCGGTACGCAGTTACTGGCTGGTACTGCTACTAAAGCCGCGCCTGCAGCGGACTTTATCTCTGGCATGGGCTCCGGTGCCACCACTTATGCAAACACCATCCCTCGCCTTGGTAATGCCCCCACGACAACCCTGCCGGGCGTGAATGCCGCGCTGCAAGAAGGGGCGCAAGCAAATGCAATGGCTGCAGCCACGCGCTTGGGCGCTGGAGCAGGTGCTGGCGCCAACGCGCTGGATAATGGCCTTCCTCGGGATGCCATCCAGCCCGCAGCCGCACCCAAACAAGCCCAGCCACCAGCACAAGAACCACCCAGCGCACGCGGGCTGTACTTCGCTGATCGTGCACAAGATATGTCCAATCGCTGGAATAGTGGGGACTATGCTGGAGCCATTGGCTCAGGGGTCCGTACAGCGGGTGAAGGTTTGGGCGTATCGGCCTTGAGTGTGACTGATAGCCTCACACAGCCTTGGCGGAATGCTGCTGGACGCGCCTGGGATGGCTTGGTGGGCAACCAGCCTAATACATCTGCAACGGCTGCAGCCTCACAGTCTGCAGCGGCGCGTTTGAGCGAGAAGCCGAATCAACCTGCTGCTACTCAAGCAGCGGGCGCGCCAGAGCAGACCGCTGCAGCAGCATTGCCGAATGCCCAGCCAAGCCAGATCAACTATGACGCGGCCACTAACACCTACAGTGGAACCAACGTGGGCGCAAACGCGCAGATCGTAAATGGCCGTGGCGGTGGAGCAATTTCTGCGCAGAACATGCAAGCAGCCAATGAGCTTGCCGCCGACCAGAACTTGGCCAGCGTTGCGCGCCTTGCATCCACGGGCAACGTGCCCCAGACCCCGCAGCGTGGCGCGATGTTTGCCCCCACGGTGTCACACAGTGGCAATGACTTCAGCGCACGCAAGCGCCTGGAGAACCTGCGAACCAGTGCCAGCTCCATCAAGAACGATCCCCGGTGGGGAGGCCGGCGCAACGGGCAAAACCCAAGCGAGGTGGCATATATGCAAGCTTTGCAGGCTGACTTGGCCGCGCAAGGTAAGCAACCAGACTTGGACATGCAGACCATGGGCCTGAATGCAAGCATGGCGCGCGAGCAGATGCAGCAGGCGGGTGCCAACACGCGCGCGGCCATGGGAGAGCGTACGGCAGCACAGCGATTGGCGATGGATGGCCGGCGCCTGGCGGGAGAAGAAGAGACGCGCGGCTTTCAATCGCGTCAAGCGCAGCGACTTGAAAATGCACAGGATGCGTACTTTGATGCCAAGACGGATGAGGCACGCGGCACGGCTCGAAACCGCTTAGCTGCTTTGACTGGCAAAAGCGAAGAGCGCAACTTGAGTAACAACTTCATGAAGCGCAAGGTGCCAACACTCGACAAAGAAGGCCGTGTAGTTGGCGAGCAAGAAGAGCTTGTGGATTTGCGCACAGGCGCGCCCTTGGGAGCCAGTAGCACAGGTAATACTCCAGTGAAGGTGACTACACCTGAGCAACTGAATGCACTGCCCGCTGGCTCTGTGTATGTTGGTCCAGATGGTAAGCAGTATCAAAAGGGGTAGGCGTTCTACCGTCCGCTGCCGATGAGTAGTGCTTAGAGGTGGCGCATAGGGCGACTGTAGCCAAGCAAATCCAATAGGAAAAACGCCACCTACGCGGTTTTTCTTTGGATGCCGCCTTGCGCTACGATGTTGCCTGCTATTGGAGGTGACTTTATGTTGGAATGGCTACGCAGGCTGTTTCTTAATGCCAAAGCGCGAGGCGCTCTGCTAGAAAAACTAGAGCAGCAAGCGTACACAGCAAAGGCGCAGTTAAACGAATCTCTTAGTTTGGCTTGCAGCTCCGCTATCCCCGCGTCCAAAGTCTCGCACCTAGAGTTTGCGAAATCAAAATTTGCGGAACTGAAAGCTATTGCCGCAGAGCATCCAAGGATGCGCCTAACAAACGAGAAAGAAGTCGATGCTGCCATCAAGCAGTTGGAGCAAGATTTTTCGCGGGCGGGTTATTACGCTATTCGCAATCAGTCGGCATCAGTGCGGGTAAGTCTCAGCCGAAAGGCTCAAGAGTTTTTGCGATAAATGAAACGTGATGCTTAAATGAAAAAGCCCTCAATTGAGGGCTTTTTTGTTGGGTTACTTCCCTCGTGACTCCAAGCACTTAAGCCGCAACCTCTCCATAGCATCCGGTGGCATGGGTGCAGTCATCATGCTGTGGTACTGCATGCACTCGGGTGTTTCTCGAAATGGCTCGGGTTTGGTGGTGGATGCGCAGCCAGTTGCGCATATACATGCAGCCATAACGAGTGGGTAAGCAATGTTCATGCTATTACCTTAGCAGTACCTAGCGGAGCCCCTGTTTTAGCGTGTAACGCACAAACTGCTTTGGGGCTCCATATGCTCACCCCGGCTAGGCTTAGGACATGTGCGCGCCTTGCCCGATTCTGCGGGCATGGCACAAGACAACGAATGGTGGAAACAGGGCGCCACTGAAATTAAGCCCACTTCAACGAATGCGCAACCGGGCGAGGCATCGGGCGATTGGTGGAAGAAAGGTTCTACACCTGTTAATCCTGAGCCCACTTCTTTGGCGCGTTCGGTGGGCGATTCTGCTATTGCGCTGGGCACAGGCGTGGCCCAAGGCGTCAAGATGCTCTCTGATGCTGCTGGGGCTGGGAATGCTGTTTCCCGCTTGATCGGCAAAGGCATCAAGGCTGCAGAGGGCTGGGAGTCTGACGAGCGCAATGCGCAAAAGCAGGAGCGCGCCCAGACGATCAAGGCGGCAGAGGATTCGGGCAGCACATGGGAAGAGGTGAAGGCCTATGCAGGCAGCTTTGCCGACGCCCCCTTGGATACCACGCTGAACGCTGTGGGCTCTGTTGTACCTACCTTGGCCGCTGCTGCTTTGACCGGTGGTGGCAGTGCTGCAGCACAACTGGCCGCGCGCGCAGCCCCGATGGCTATTGGTGCGGTGCAAGGTGCTGGTGCAGTCAAAGGTGGCATCTATGACGCTGTGGAGCAGCGGCACCTGGACGCTGGGGCCACCCCAGAGCATGCGGCGCAGCGCGCTGACGTTGCCCAGGAGTATTCGGGCGATAACTTGGGCAGTATCGCTACAGGCGCAGGCCTGGGCGTGCTGGCGGGCTCTACCGGTGCGGAATCTGCGGTACGGCGCTTGGCTGGTGGTGCTGCTGCCAAGCATGCTGCTGATGAATCCGTCAAAGGCATCGCCAAGGGGGCCGCTCTGGGTGCTGCCAAGGAGGCGCCCTTAGAAGCGGTGCAAGGTGGCCAAGAGCGCTTGGCTGCCAACATGGCCGAGCAGGGAGAAGGCTTCGACACGCCCACTATGCGCGGTGTGGTGGGGCAAGCCGCGCTGGAAGGTTTGGCCGCAGCACCCTTGGGTGGTGGCCTTGGGGCGGTTGAGGCCAGCGGTCGGGCTGGGCGTGAAGCACCAGCAGATGCAGCAAATGCTACTGCTGGTGCCTTGCTGGATGCCCCTGTCATTGCTGGTGATGGCGGGGAGGCAGTCGCGCAGGAGCTGGTCCAGCAGCAAGCCCAAGCGGCGGAAGGTGGCACAGCACTGCCAGTGGGCGCGCAGCCCGAAGGGCAAGCACTGCAGGACACGCAGCGCGGCCAAGAGCAGGCAGCAGCGCCTTTTGTACAAGAGGCTGCCCGCGCTCAAGTTGCGTCGGTTGAGGACGTGGTGCAACCCCCCATTCCTGCTGCACCCATTAAGCCGAGTGCTGCCATGGGCATCAATCCCGAAGATGGGCCACTGAGCGCCGTTGCAGCACAGGCGGTGGACTCGGGCACCACGGACCAATTGAACGCAGAGGCATTGGCCCAGCAGGTTGCACAGACAAGCCAGCAACGTAATCAGCCAGCACCAGCCCAAGAAGGGGTTGATGCTGAAACGGGCGAGGTATCAGAGCAGGCGCGCGAGCAGCAGATTTTGGAGCGCCTGGACTACTTGGGTCAGCAGGGGCGCGCCACCGGCTGGACTCAGGAGGCGGTCAGCCAGCGTGATGCCCTGCAGCAAGAGCTGGACTTGCTCAATCCGGCTTTGCGCATGGAGCAGCTGAATAGCGCAGCAGACGCCGCGGACGCCGAGGCGCGCGACTGGGCCAGCCGCAAATACAAGCCCAACACCAAGCCGCTGCCTATGCATGCCGCACAAGGTGGTGCCGCCGATGTGGGAGAGGCCAACGAGCAGCGCCGGATTAAAGCCATTGGTGACGCCAAAGGCCGCGCCAAAGCTGCGCGCGACGAGCAGCAGGTCATTCAGGAGCAGGGTAATGCCGCTGCCACTTTGGCTGCCAAGCATGACACCCAGGCATTGCGCCGTATGAAAACCGAGGACATGAGCACGCAAGAGCTGCAGGCGCTGGCTGCAGACCTTGGGCCGCGCCATGTGCGAGCAAAAGCACTCGAAAAAGCAATCCAAAACCGCGCACTACAAGCTCAACCTGCTATTGATAACGGAGTAAATAAAGATGGTGGCACCACGTTTGGCAACAATGGCGCGCAAGTTAGCGAGCCGGTCCAATCGCAGCAAAACGAAGCAGCTGCACAGCAAATTGCCCGTGAAGGAAACGCGAGCCGAGAAGAAGGGCGTCAACGTAAGCTGGAGGCATCAGAGCGCTGGACGCGGATGACCACTGTTGAGCGTCAAGCTGCAGCCGGACAAGCCAAAGGCCTAAATGCAGTGGCCCGCGCCAATGTGCACAAACGGCCTTGGGCAGACTTGACCGAGAAAAACCGCGCCGCGTTGCTGGATGTGATCAGCCCTGCAGTGGTGCAATCTGCTACAGAAAACAAAGCGGTTGATGCAGATGCACAGGCAAATTCTGGGCTTAATGCTGCGCAAACCCAGTCCGCTGAATCTGTTGATGCTTCGGAAAATGCAGCAGAAGCGGGCCAAGATACCGGCAATGAGTGGGCCACATTCAGCAAGGAGACGGGCACCAAGGGTATCCCGCGCGCTGAAATGCCCCAGGTGCCCACGCAGTCCCATGGCGGGTTGGTCAAGCACCTGAATGCCCAAGGCATTGCCCATGAAACCACGACCGTAGACGCGGCCTCGCTCAAGCCTACCCAAGCTGAATATTCACCTACAAAGGTGGCAAAGGCGAAGGATGCCACCGGGGATCGCGCCGTAATCGTGTCGAAGGATGGCCACATCATCGACGGCCACCACCAAGCCATGGCCGCCGCCGATGACGGCAAGCCCGTGAAGGCCATCGTGCTGGATGTGCCGGTGGATCAGGCCTTGGAGGCGGTGAAGGCTTCGCCCAGTGTGCAAAAGGATGCCAACACAAGTGAAGGGTCTGGTGCTGCAGCCACTGAGAACGAAGGGAGATCTGTACAGCCCAAACCACGCGGCTCTTCGGTCAAAAAAGCGGAAGTTGCGGCCCAGGCGCGCGCTGACTATTTCACTACGGGAAACATCGTTAAGAGCTATGGAGGTCATGACCGAGTAATCGCTTATTCCCCTCCTGGGGATGATGGCCGCTGGAGTGTCACTGTTCGTGCTGTCCGCATGGAGGATGGGGCCTGGGTGGATGTGCCGAATGAGGTTGAACGTCAACATTTCACTGAACCCGGTGCGCGTGAGCTGAAGTCGGGTCCTGTGGTCCGTGTCGATGTACCCGCACCCGCAGATTCAACAGCAGCACATGCAGACACCAAGACCCCAAAACTTGATGCACATGTGGAGTTGATGGACCAAGTGCGGGATGGCAAAGCTACTGCGGATCAAATGCGCGAGTCGTTCGGGCGTCTGGATGCACAGCGTGAAGAAATCGCCGCTGAGCTGAACACCATGACCAAGGACCGTCTGCTGCGCAGTGGCGGATATTCCTTTGCCATGCGACACCGCGACAGCAAGAAGCCGGAAATTGTTTCCGCCATGGTCGATGCCGTGTTGGGTGAGTACAGCCTTGGCCGTCAGTACGGTCCCACCAGTTACGTCCTGTCTTCGTCTGGCATGGTGGCCCAAGGTAAGGCCAAGGCGCAAGCCCTGCGCGAGCTGGTGGCGAACCTCACGAATGAGGATATTGCACAGCATGCCAAGGAAATGGCCGAGTCACGCGCGGAGCTGAAAGCGCGCCGTGAGGCCAGCCAGCAGGCGCTGGACAATCCCAAGACGCTGGCTGACTTCCGTGGCTTCATGAGCCATTGGCGTGAAAAGGGCGACACCAACGAAGCTGCATTCCTGCGCTTGAATCCCGAGCAGCGTAAGCAGTATGACGGCCTGGAGGCGGAAAGCACGCGCGCTGCCCGTGATGAAGCCAAGCGCAAGGCCAAGACCGCAGTAGCCACCGCAGGCGACACCACCGGCAGCGAAGTGATTGCGACCAAGCACACCAAGCACGGCCATGAACTATTCGTGGTGCAGCTGGCCGACCGGGTGGAGCGGGATGCGTACACCACGCTGAACAACAGTGCAAAGCGCTTGGGCGGCAGTTACAGCAGCTACCGTGGCAATGGTGCAATTCCTGGCTTCCAGTTCCGTAGCCGCGAGTCAGCAGAGGCGTTCCGCCAGTTGGTCAATGGTGACACCACGCAGGCAGAAACCGTGGCGAATGCGCGCCGCGATGCCTTTGATGATGACAAGAGCCAGTCGGCCAGCGAACGGCTGAACACCATGGCCGAGGCTTTGGAGCGCGCCGCAGATGAATCGATGGGCGCCGACCGCAAAGTCAACACAGCCCGCCGCGCACGGTTTGCCGCAAGTGCTGACGCTGCAGCACGGCACAACAAAGCCTTGGCAGGCACCATGCGCAACGTGGCGAAAGCCATTGATGATGGCAGCGCCAAGTTTGTGGACGGGGTGCGCCAGAAAGTGCAGGTTGAGCACTTAATGGCCGCCTTGCGGACGGCCAAAGACAAGCAGCTGCGCGCCAAGTACCCCAGCTATTCAGACCAGGAGCGGCACAAAGGCGAGCCCTTGGACTCCCAAACGGTGGACTTTGCCGATTGGCCCGAATACTCCATGTTCCGCAGCGACTGGGCCAGCTTGGCGCGCCAGCTGCTGGAGGTTGACGGCGGCAAGAAGTTGGGCGCCAGCCTGCTAAAGACCACTGACGATGTGACGGATGCCTACTCGAGCTGGGCCAAAGCCAATTTGCTGGCCGCCAGCCAGTTCAACAGAGGCGAAGGCGCAGCAGACTTCCCAACCCGTGAAGGTGCCGAGAGAGCAATCAAGCGCGCCGGTTTTGTGGGCAAAGCCGTGGTGCTGGCCGTCAAGCGCGGGCAGAACCGGGTGATTCTCTCGCCGGGTGAGGCCATGCAGCGCGGCCTGTGGGCTGGTGATGGTGACAAGCGCATCAAGATCAAGGCCGACTTTGTTGATGGCCTGATGCAACTGAGCAAACGTCGAGGCTCCAAAGCACTGGCAATGCCGTGGCAGCTTGAAGGTGCTTACGAAAAGCGCCAGCGCCTTGCCCGCATGGGCATCCTGACCGCAGCGGAGTACCGAAGCGCATTGCGTGAATTCGCGCAGCTGCAGCAGGAAATGGGCACACCTGACCGCATCAAAGAGTTGGAACGCTCCATGGTGGGACGCAAGGCCGATGGTCTTGACTTCTTCCCCACAAGCCCAACGGTGGTCAGCTCAATGCTGGACGCTGCAGAAATCCAAGAGGGCATGGCCGTGCTGGAGCCTTCTGCCGGCATGGGCCACATTGCTGATTCCATCGTGGCTGAAACCGGTGTTTGGCCTGATGTGGTGGAGTTGTCGGGCGAACGCCGCGAGCTGCTGGAGCTCAAGGGCTTTCACTTGGCGGATGCGAACGACTTCACACAGATGCAACCGCGCGCGTTCTTCACCTTTGGCGACACCTTCCGTGCGCCGGATGGCACAGAGGGTGTCATGCGCGGCAGTGGCGGCTTAGGCAGCCAGCGTGTGCGGCTGGTGGGGCAGGACGGCAATAGCCTGGGCTATTACGACCGCTCTGAGCTGGTGGGCGTGGCACAGAACGGCACACAGTCCGGCTATGACCGGATCGTGATGAACCCGCCATTCTCCGATGGCCGGGACATTCAACACGTGCAGCACGCATACAGCTTGCTTCGTCCTGGTGGCCGCATCGTGGCAATCATGGGTGAAGGCGCATTTTTCCAGAGCAACAAGCGCGCCGAAGGGTTCCGCGAATGGCTGGACACGCTGGGTGCCACCAATGAGAAGCTGCCTGATGGTTCATTCATGGACCCATCTTTGCCAGTTAACACCGGTGTAAGCGCGCGAATGGTGGTCATTGATAAGCCTGTAGATGCGCCAGTGTTCCGCCGTGGTGAGCCTCAAAGCACTGGTTTTGACGTTCAAGGCTTCTTGGGGGTCATGAACCAAGGCCAGCAAGCCTTTAGCGAGAAGGTGCGCGCCCAAGCGGTGGAGAAGGTTCAGGGCACGGTCGATGCAATCCGCAAGGCGTGGGCCAATGGGCCGGATGTAGTGGTGGCCTATGACATGGCCGACCCAGCCATTCCCGAAGCGGTGCGGCAAGCCGACTTGCAGCAGCGCAGTGGGGGTGCCAGTGGTGAGCCCGAGGGCTTCTATCACCAAGGCAAGGCGTATCTGCTGGCCAGCCAGCTTAAAACACCCAACGATGCAGCACGAGTGTTATTCCATGAAGCTTTGGGCCACCACGGGTTGCGCGGAGTGTTTGGCAAAGAACTGGATGGCATCTTGAATCAGATTGCCACGATGCGTAAAGCGGATGTGGATGCCAAGATTCTTGAATATGGCCTGCGTGATGGAAGTTTGTTGACCCCCCGGATTGCAGCAGAGGAAGTGCTGGCCGAAATGGCGCAGAGCACCCCTGAAATCGGGTTCGTAAAGCGCGCCGTGGCGGCTATTCGCACTTGGCTGCGCAAGAATGTGCCCGGCTTTCAGAGCCTGAAGCTGACCGATGCGGAAATCATCAACAACTACTTGCTGCCAGCACGTGCATGGGTAGAAAACGGCGGATCAGAACAGGGAGCGCAGCGAGGTGGGTTGAACCTGTCCCCTGCAATGAGCCGCAGCGCGATGAAGTCTGTAGAGGCGAACATTGCAAGGGGTGAAGAATCTCTTGCCGCCGCCCTAAACGATAAAACGACTGTGCATCGCGCCATGTTCCGCAATGGCCTTGGATGGGTGGATTTTGTCTGGGGCGCGGAAGGAGAGGTCAAGCCCAATGGCAAGACAAAGGGCGCCATGGGCTTGAGTCACATCCTTGAAGCACGACAACGTAAGGACGGTTTGAGCGAGCAAGAAGCGATCAAGTCGTTGTCAAAAGTGGTGACAGCGATTGCTTCGGGTAAAGAAGTTGCGCGGAACAACTTTAGGGATAGTGTCTCTGTGAAGGTCGAACACGCAGGCTATCGTGTGGCCCTAACAAAAAACCCAGGCAGTAATGCCTGGGTTGTGACTGCATTCGATTTGAGCCAGGTGCATGAGGGGTCGGGAATTGATACTCCCTCATCTATGCAGCCCATCTCTACACTTACCCGAGACGGTCTGGGTGCTGACTCAGTGGCCACCGGTGACACCGTTCCATCACTGGATCGGGCTACGCATCGGGACTCTACAAAGAGAGGCAGCCCAACGGGAGCGGATGACAACAACAGTTTAGTGGCTGATGGGCGTGATGGCAACACCATGTTCAGCCGCTCCAAGTTGGCAGACCTCAAAGACAAAGGCATGAAGCTGGCGCATGACGCCTTGACCCACCCCGGCAAGGTTTCGCTTTGGGACCGCAGCGTAGGCACCATGCGGCACGTCTCAGAGCGCTACCCAGCTTTCAAGCCGGTGTTTGAAGCTGCCCAGCAGTTCATTGACGATGTATCCAGTGTGGCCAATCAAGCCGCCCAGGTTGCTCCGCGCCTGATTCCCCGTGTGGAGACGATAGGCGACATGGCGAAGCGCGCCATTTCTGTGGGCGACAACAAAGCCATCGGCAAAGCCTTGTTTGGCGGCACGCTGGACTGGGGCCGCGATCAGCACGGCAAGGCCATGCCCATGGATGCCCTGCGCGCCAAGTACCAAGGCCTGACTGTGGACCAGAAGGCCGAGGTGCTGCTGGCTGCCAAGAAGATCGATCCGCGAATGATGGCCGCCTACCGTGGCAAGAAACTTGATCAGTTTGAAACCATCATCAATCAAAAGTTTGAGAGCACGATTCTTAAAGCTGGTGCTGCTTTCACTCACAAAGAGCTGAAAGAGTTCTTCAACCTGACTGACCAGCAGATCAGTCTGTATGACGAAGCCCGCGCGACCGTGGACAAGTCGCTGGACATTACCGCCCGCGCAGAAATGCTGCGCACGCTGGGCCGTGACTGGGACGGCATGCGCGACATCGTGATGGACGCCCCGACGCTGACCGAGGCATGGAAGCTGCTGGATGATGAGCTTGAGCACCGCGCCCAGCAGTACCCCGACACGCGCGACCGCCTGGCAACGCAAATGCAGCAGCTATCCACCACCTTGAGCAAGGCCCAAGAGCTGATGGCCCATGGCTACATGCCGCTGCAGCGCTTTGGCAAGTACACCCTGGATGTGGTGGATCAGGCAGGGGAGCGCCTGTACTACGGCATGTTCGAAAGCAAGTCCGACAGCAATCGCATGAAGGAAGTCATGCAGCGCGAGTTCCCCGGTGCCCGCATCACGCAAGGCACCATGAATGAGCACAAACACAAGCTGATGGCGGGCATCACGCCTGAGACGGCAGAACTGTTTGGCTCCATGCTGGGGCTGGATGCCGAGGGCAACCAAGAAAAGGACAAGGCGTTTCAGGAGTATCTGAAGCTGGCCAAGAACAACCATTCGGCCATGAAGCGCCTGATTCATCGCAAAGGCATCTTGGGTTACAGCGATGACGTGGGCCGGGTGCTGGCATCGTTTGTGTACTCCAACGCCCGCGTGTCGGCCACTGGGTTGAACGCGGGCAAGATGGAAACGGCCATCAACGACCTGAACACCAAGCACAAGGAAGAGGGCGAGCTGGGAGAGATTGCAGCCAAGCTGCGCAGCTACATCCAGGATCCGCAGGAAGAGGGGCAAGCCATTCGCGGCATGCTGTTTGCCCAGTACCTGGGCGGCTCATTGGCGTCTGCAGCGGTGAACATGACCCAGCCCTTTGCGGTGACGCTGCCTTGGCTCAGTCAGTACGGTGGCATGGCCAAAGCCAGCAAGTACATGACCGGCGCGCTGCGCGATATGGTCAAACGCGGCAACAAGTACGAGCCGGATCTGGCGCACGCTTTGCGCATGGCCGAAGACGATGGCGTGGTGTCTCCGCAGGAAATCCACCAGCTGATGGCACAAGCCCGTGGTGCAGGCGGTCTGCGCACTGGCGACGGCACCAAGATGGGCGATGCGCGCGCCGCGGCGTCCAACTATTGGGAGAAGGTCAAAGTGGGATGGGGCCAGCCTTTTGCCCTGGCCGAACAGTTCAACCGCCGTAGCACCTTCATTGCTGCCTATCGACTGGCGCGCGATCGAGGTATGGACAGCCCCGCGCAGTTCGCCCGCGATGCGGTTGTCGAAACCCAGTTTTTGTATACCAAGGCCAACAAGGCCCAGTGGGCACGCGGCGCGGTGGGCGGCACACTTTTTACGTTTAAGGCCTATTCGGTCAACTTTCTGGAGCTGATGCACCGCACCTGGAATGCTGGCGAAGCTGGCAGCCCCGAGCGTGCGGCCGGCCGCCGTGCCGTGGGCTGGGCCATGTTGATGCTGATGCTCATGGGTGGTGCCGGTGGCATGCCGTTTGTGGAGGATGTGGAAGACTTGGTAGATGGTGTGGGTCAAATGATGGGCTACAACCTCAGCTCCAAGCAGTGGCGCAAGGACTTGATGCGGGAGGTACTTGGCACCGAGCTGGCTGAGTTCATGGACTCGGGCCTGTCTGGTGTGCCAGGCGCGCCCATCGATGTGTCTGGCCGCCTGGGCATGGGCAATCTGATTCCGGGCACTGGCCTGCTGCTGAACAAGCAATCGAACACCCGCGACATGGTGGAAATGCTGGGGCCAGCCGGTGACCTTGTGGCGCGCGGCTTCTCTGGTGCCAAGTCAGTGGCGTCTGGGATCATCAACCGTGATGCGGCCAGCATTGGGCGCGGCGCCATGGAGGTGATGCCTACCGCTGTGCGCAACGCGGACAAGGGGCGTGACATGGCGTTCAGCGGTATGTACAAGGACACCAAGGGCTATAAGGTGGTGGATACCACTTTGGACGAAGCATTGTGGAAAGCCATCGGGTTCCAGCCCCGCAGCGTGGCCCAAGTTCAGGAGAGCAACAGTTTCATTCTGCGCAGCAAGAGTTTCTACACCCAGACAAGCAACGACATTCGCGCCCAGTGGGCCAAGGCGCTGTTTGAAAAAGACGATGCTGCCGTGGTCCGTGTGCGCGAACGCTTGGCGCAGTGGAACGAGCAAAACCCCGATCAACCCATCCGCATCAACATGCCAGACATTTGGAAGCGGGCGCGCAATATGGGCAAGGATCGAACCGCGCGCATTGCCGATACATCGCCTACCGCAATTCGCCAGCAGATGCGAGAGTTTGCAGCGCGAGAGTGAACGCCCCGGCTAGGGCTAGGAGTTAAAGCCATGGCTGCAGAGACTAGAGATTATTTCTAGGAGCAGCCATGGCCAATTCTCTTTATGCGCAGGGCAAAGAGCGCACGTTAAACAAGCAAATTGACTGGAAAGCCGACGAAATCAAGGTGGCGCTGGTATCCGCTGATTACCTGCCCAATCTGGATACTGATGCCTTCTTTGATGCCATTGCGGCATACACGCTGGGCCAGCCCCAGACCCTTGCGAACAAGACCACCACGCGCGGCGTGTTTGATGCTGATGATGTGACGTGGCTCAAAGTAGCTGCAGGCGCGACCGCAAAGGCCGTGGTGCTGTTCAAGGACACCGGCGAGGCCGGTACATCCCCCTTGCTGGCCTACATCGACACCATCACGGGTTTTCCGGTTGCCACCAATGGTTCGGATGTGTCGGTGCAGTGGGACGGCGGCGCTTTCAAGATTTTCAGTCTGTAAGCGGGGTGCGCTATGCCTAGTTTTATCGACTGCATTGTGGTTCCTCATGGCCTGTCTGAGCTGGCAGGCGCTGCCCGTACGCTGGGTGTACAGGCCTATGCCGATGGTCAATACGCCCCGGTCATGGCAGCGGCCCCAGTCAGCCCGCACACGGTTTTTGTTGCTCATTCGCGCAATGGCAAGTTCGTAGCTTGCCTGCGCCGTGAGCTTTCAGAAAACCAAAATCCCCCCAGCCTGTCATTTACGGCCAACGGTTACTTGGTCGATGTGTACGACACCGACAGCTGGCAGCGGGTGCATACGGCCCCACCGTTTGCGGGTGGCAACTTCTTTCCCAATGGCATGGTTGTTAGCAATGCCGGTGTGGTGGCGATTGCTGCAGGCAGTGATGGCGTGCGTGTGGTGGATGCGGTGGGCAAGGCGGAGGTGGCTGTTCTGACGTTCAACGGCCCCCCAGTCACTTACATGGGGCCAACCATGGTCAACGTGCTGGAGTTCAGCCCAGACGAAGACTATTTGTTTGTGGCCCGTGTCACCTATGGTGTCGCGGCCTTCAAGACTGCGGATTGGACGCGCGACGAAACCATGAAGCTGGATGCGGCGTTTTATGACCCGGCAGAAGGTGACGATGGCGCGATGCAGTCGCCCACCAACTGGCTCAAATTCAGTCCAACGGGTGATGCCGTGTACCTGCATGGCCCGGAGCATGGGTTTCGTGGCAAGTCCTGGCCCGCGCTGGAGGCTGTGACGCTGCCTGCGCTGAATATGGGTGGCTCTGTCACTGACTTGGGTTTCTCGCCGGATGGTCAAACCCTGTACTACGCCTTGGAGGTGGACGGTTCAGGCGTAGGCACGTTGCACAAGCTGAATCTGGCCGATGCAGCTGCTGAGCCTGTGGTGGTGGTTTCGACAGCGGCCAACACCTTCAAGTCCATGGCAAAGCTCGGGTTCAGTTTGAGCGCTGACAGCACCAAGGTGGCCTTGATGGGCTACGCCACGGGCGACAAGGTGAACCGTGAATACGGCGGGGCAGAGCAGGCGGCTTTGGTGGTTGTCTTGGATGCCAGCACGGGTGCCGTCGAGAAAAGCACCTTGTTTTCTATCCGAGGCAATCTGACGGATGCCTTTGCGCACTTTGCTTTGTGGCTGCCTTTGGCCAAGCTGCAGCTGGTTACCGGCTTGATCAAGGATGCAGACGGCGCAGGCGTGGCCCGCGATGTGCTCTTGTCGCCCCGCAGCAAAGACAGTCTGGCGCAGCCCCAGTGGACGCAAAGCGATGCAACAGGCCGCTTCAAGGTGCCCGTGGCCCTCAAGGGTGAACTGCTGAGCCGCGTTGTGTTTGACAGCACAGGCACCTTCAACGACTTGATCGACAAGGTGCAGGTGTAAGCATGGCCCTCGCTGCTGATCAAGCCAGCGCAGCCTGGAAGGCTGGCCCCGCATACAGCCCTTTGCTGGGAATGGACGCGGGCAGCAGCTGGGCCGCGCCCGTGGAGTTGCCCCAGACACCCGGCTATGACACCTTGCTGCCGGGTGAGGCCGGGTCATCCTGGCACGGGGCCAAGGCCTATCAAGCGCTGACCCCAGCAGCAGCTGGTGCCCAGTGGCGCGCGGCAGACACTGGCGGCGATGACTTCACCCCCTATGTGCCGCTGCTGCCACTGGCGGTCGATGCCTCATGGCTGGGAGCCAAGGCTTATCAGTCTCTGCAGGCCGGAGCTGCAGATGGGCAATGGAGCCGCAAGGGTGGCACACCCACCCCCCAGCCCAAGCCCTACGCGCCGCTTGCCGTGGGTGCGGTTGATGCTTCTTGGCAAGGTGCCAAGGCCTACCAGCCGCTGCAGGTCGGTGCTGCTGATGGGCAATTTGCACACCCCAAGCCTGCTGCCCCGGTGTACCAGCCCTTGGCTGCAGTCAGCGCTGATGCTTCTTGGCTGGGCGCTTTACCCTATGCCGTGCTGCTGGCGGGTGATGCTGGTGCCCAGTGGATTGAGCAGGCCACCACCGAGCCGACAGACAGCATGGCTGCTGGGTTCCAAACCACCAAGTTCGGCAAGCCTGAGCGATGGATTGCGCCCCCGGTCAAGGTGGTGCGCGCCCAAGGTTGGGCCAGCGGTGGCTTTGGGCAGCCGCATATGCCGTCGGTGGCCGCGCCTGTCCTGGCGGGGGTGAAGTTTGGTGCACCGCGTGCCACCTTCAATACAGACGTGGGCGGTGGTGGTGATCCGGTGGTGGCCCAGGCACGCGGCTGGCGCAGCGGTGGGTTTGGGCGGCCACAAACCCAATTGAAGCTGCAGGTGCAGCAGCAGCCAGCGGCCCCGGTGGCGCAGTTCGGAGCCCCCACGGCACGCCTGACCACGCATGCAGCCAGCATGCCCCCGGCCACGAGCTTTGGTGTGCCAGCCGCAGGCCTGCACTTGAAGACCCAGGCCCAAAGCTGGCAAACGGCCAAGTTCGGCACGCCCTTGGTCATGCGTCAAGGTAACGCCCAAGGCTTTTCCACCACCAAGTTCGGCACCCCAAGCACCCAAGGCAGCCTGGCTGTGCAGGCACAAGGCTTCCAAGCCAGCAAGTGGGGCGCACACACCATGGCCATCACCGTGCATGCCCTGCCGATAGCACCCGGCACCCGCTTTGGCCGGCCTAAACGTACATGGAACATTGAATGCTGAAACTCAAAGAATTCCGGGGCATCAACAACGTGGTTGAGCCCGAAAACATGGGTGACAAAGAGCTGGCGGTGGCGCTGGATGTGGATGTGGGGCCCAGTCGTGAGCTGCGCCGCCGCGCAGGCTACGAGCAGCAGTCCGAGCATTGCCACAAGAACGTGCACGAAGCTCAAGGCTACCTGCTGGCTACCCGCTTGGGTGGTGAGCTGGTGGCGCTGCCAGAAGATGGCCAGCCTGACGCGGCAGTCAGCTTGCACCCGTCGCTGGGCATTGCCCGTGTCTGGTACTGCAACCTGCCCGATGGGCGCACCGCGTTCACCAATGGGCTGATTGCAGGCATCACAGACGGCCAGACTGCCCATGACTGGGGCGTGCCGGTGGCCCAGTCGATGGGCGGTTTGACCGAGGTGGTGGGCAAGCTGACCAAGGGCGAATATCGCTATGCGCTGACCTATACGCGCTTGGCCGATGGCCTGGAGGGTGGGGCGGTGTACAGCGCGCCTGTTCAGGTCAACGATGGCGGCGTGCTGCTGATGGGCCTGCCCGAGCTGGAGGGCTACCAACTCAATGTGTACCTGACACCCCCCAATAGCGACCATGCCTATTACGCAGGCGTGGCCCGTGGCGACAGCTTCAGCTACATGGGCGAGGTGGACGCGCTGACCTTGCCTTGCCGCACGGCCTTCTTGCAGCCTGCACCGGTGGGCACCGTGCTGGCTTTCTGGCGTGGCCGCATGCTGGTGGCTGTGGGCCGTGTCCTGTATGCCTCGCTGCATGGCGAATGGGAGCTGTTTGACCTGCAGCGCGACTACAAGCAGTTTGGCTCCAACATCACGCTCATTGTTCCTGTGGATGATGGCATTTACGTGGGCACCGAGTGGGAGCTTGCGTTCTTGGGCGGTACGGAGTTTGAAGGCCTGCAGTTCAGGCAAGTGCTCAACCAGGGCGTGGTGCTGGGTTCGGGCGTGCCGGTGCTGGGTGACATGGTAGGCATGGGGGACGGCACAGGCTCCGGCGCTGCCATGCTGTGCATTGCCGGTGGCGGCATTGTGGCGGGCTTTAACAGTGGCCAGCTCAACCGCCTGACGTTTGAGCGCTATCGCACAGAGGTCAAGGAAGTGGCCGCCACGTTCCGCGAAGTGGGCGGTATTCCCCAGTACATCGCCATTCCTCAATGAGCATGTTGCACAAGCCCTTTTGGCAAGACCTTGGCGGCAAGCCTGTGACTGGCAGCAAGCCGGTCACGCTGGTGATGCAAAGCGGGCGCATGACGCCCCAGCGGCACACCGAAATCCAGCAGATTTACATGCGGTTCAGCATGGCCAAGCTCACGGGGGTGGGGGACTTCTTTGTGTTTAACCGCGTGCTGACCGATGGCACCCGGGTGCGCATGGAGTCCATGCAGGGGCAAGACCGGGTGTTTGTGTGGGCCAGTGATTCAGAGCAAACAGGCGATCAATGGGAATACGGTTGGGCATTCATTCCCGTAGACAAGGATTCGCCTGAAACGGGGTATGTGCGCAAACTCGGTACAGGTCAAGGTGGGCTCAACCGTGACAGTTTCCAAAAGCACAAAACGACGGATGGAACGAAGAATTTCACGTTCGTAGATGGAAAGACTGGCAAGCGCTCGGTGAGCGATGGGCGCATGGGCGGTGAGCGTATTTGGCGTGGCCCCAAGAACAAGAGCGAAGTTCTAACCTATGACACCGAGTATGTGTATTACAAAGGTGCCCGGATTAGCACCCATGTGAAGGGTGAAAAATATAATTTAAGTATTAATGGCGCAGCGATTGCCAAAGGTGCTGACGCTTATTGGATTGTCATTATTTCCAATAATTGGCTAGCTGCGATGCGCCTGCCCAAAGTGGGAACCAATAAAGAAATCAAAGGGCAATTTGTAGATTGCGGCGAAGCGCTACCCCCATCTACCTATCCAGTTGCCAGCATTTGGAATTTTGCACCTGACGGTTTGAATGCCGTTTGTGTGGGTGCGGCAACTGATCAAACCACGGTTTTGCACAAAATAAAACTGACTGCAGTAATGGATTTGGTGCCGTTCACAGTCACACACGAAACCGATACGAGCTATCGCAAACCGCAGCGTGTGGTATCCAACGAATTTAAGCCCGAAGAAGCGGAAAGAATATTTCGATGGTATGGCTGGAAAGATTTTAGCTTTCGTTACAACAGAAAATACTTTGCGGTTTATCAGCACTTTGTTGGCGGTGCTTTTGGTCCAACTGTGTCTAATAGAAATGATGCGGTGCCAGGGTACACATTTGAATCTATCTCAAATGAACTAGATAGTGGTGGAACTATTAGACTGAGCAACAGCATGTTTCTCTACGACGATGGCGACCTTCCACCAGAGGGGCTTGTTATTGATGAGAATAACAGAAGGCGATTCTCAATTGCCGATAAATTGATAAGCGAACTTGATATTCAATATACATATGTTCCTATTCCAGGTGTTGAAGGTCCCGGTGGTGGGTGGGAAAGTGCCAAGATCAAGAATGATTATTTAGGTGCAATTGTCACCTACGATATTTACGATGCATCATCACCAAGATTTGATACTGTTGCAGAGGTGGTGAGTTATTGCGAAAGCAAATGGAATTATCCGTTGCTTGTAAAGTCAAGCACTTTCCGTAATATGCTTTTCATGAGGATGAATGGCAATCAGAACACCGGGACAGGAAATAACTACCCCGGTACGAAGATGGATTATAAAAATCTCACCGAGGCAGCAGAATATATTAGAGGTCAATCAGGATTTATTTTAAAGGGTGATGTTAGTTGGAACGGTGGCGTAGAGCAGGTTGCATTTTCATTTGCCTCCGAAAGCGGAGTGCTGAATTTTTTAAACAGAAATATTGAAGTTATTACCGAGGAAGAGCGGCAAGCGATTGAGGATAATAAAGGTAATGGTGTAGTCTATGGTCAGCGGGTTCTGATTGAGTCATTTCAGTGGGTGCGTTCTGATGGTGAAGTATTCACTGCATGGCTTTCAGAAAATCATCTTGGCCCCGTATTTGGTTCTACACCATACTTTTTGCTATGGGGCAATTTAAATGGAAGTCCAAACTACACGAATAACTACAAAATTCAGTGGAAATTTAAATCTGAGATTGGTATCGAAGGTAGCAGGATTTTGGCGGCGGGTTATGACAAGGACGGCAAGCTATCCGTCTTACACATCGCAGCAGAGCCGAATCAAAAGATCGCCTACACCTCTGAAATTGTGGCGAATGATGAAGAGCACCCTAAGCGCAAAACTATTTTCTCGGGTGGTTATACCTGTAAGCTGAAACTCAACGATACCGTTATTGATGAAATTCGCTTTGCGGTCAACGATTCATTTGAAGGCGTTTTGAGTGATGGAAATACTGATTGGTTAGGGCGCTACATTCCCCAGTCGGGCCTATCGCCAAGAATTGATTCTAATAATATTAATGTTTGGGATGTGGATGAATACTTGGGCCATGTTCTATACCGAAAATTTGAAAGCACGGCTTCCGCTTCGGGTGAGGTAAGCGAAGAACGTAAAACGCAGTATTCAATATCATTCTTTGACTACCTGTACACACCCAGCAAAAAGTACACGTTAGGTGAAAAGCAAAGCTACAGCAGTTCGCAAAGAGCACTGACGGTTGGCTATTCCACATTTTTTAATACCGCAGATGCCATGTGGCGGTTCGCGTATGGGCTAGGTGTGTCAAATAAGACAGAAGTAAATGGCGTCCCATTTTTTACCTCTGATACTGATTATGAATTTGGCGAGAGGCTGTATGAGCTAGTCCCAGAAGATCAAAAAAATCCCCGTGAAAACTTTTATGGATGGGATGACCGTCGATATAACCCGCATTGGGTAAGAGGTGGAATGTTATTGTTTTCAGGGGTTAGCGGTGATCCTTATACGCATCCGAGCCCAATTGTTCACGACTGGTCAGTGGACGTTAAACCTCTTTCTATGTTTGGAATATTTGAAGCACCGCCTGCTTCAAGAATGACATTGCGCTCATACAGTGATGATGCTTGGATGGTTTGCATTTGCGAGGAACGCAATACAAAAGAAATTAATAACGATAAAACGACAGCAGGTTTCTTTATTAAGACGGGAAAGAATTCCCCAATCAAGAAGATTGATGCTGCTACCGACTTTCCTTTTCTCTTGAGTGATTCACCAAAACTTTTAAGGCCAACTTTTTATATTGGGTTGAAGAAATGAATGCCATCGTAATGAACACCTTGAACGGGGCGGTGACCGAGTACCGCCGCTTCGCTTTTCAATCCATCACCCCGCACCATGCTGGTTCAGCCTTGGGCCTGTACAGGCTGGGCGGTGATACCGATGCGGGCGAGCTGATCGTCAGCAAGATCAACACAGGCGCGCGTGCCTGGAAGTCGATGCAGAAAAAGCACGTGGCAGCGGCCTATCTGGCTTTGCGCCAGACCAGCGGTGAAGCCATCTTTAGCGTTGGTGTGGAAAGCGGGCATGTGTATCCATACCCCGTGGTTTTGCGTGACCAGGGCGTCTCGCGCGCAACACCCGGGCGCGGCATTCGAGAAAACTTCCTGTCTTTTGGCTTTGAGAACCCCGAGGGCCAGTCCTTCGTGCTCTCAGGCATTGAGGTGGACATTCAGGCATCTACACGGAGGATTGGCTAATGGCATCCGCACAAGAAATCGTCAATCAGGTCTATCGCAAGGCCGAGGAATACGCGCAGAAGGCGCAAGACCAACTGGGTAGCTTCACCAATGCGCTGAACGCTTCGATTTACACACCACCCACGGTGTCGTTCAAGTGGGAGACGCCTGCCGCGCCACCCATTCGCGCTATTCCTGATGCGCCCGAGCTGCCCGAGGTCAAGTTTGAGCCGGCCAATTTGCTGGCGCGCCCCGCGCCATTCAGTGCACCAGTGCCCGAGCTGGGGATTACGCGCTTTGAGCTGGACGATTTGAGCATCCACATCCCGGACGCGCCCACCTTGACCTATGGCGTGATTCCAACCATCCCTAGCATCCGCGACGTGCCCACGCCCGACGCGCCGGTGTTTGAAATGCCGGACTTGCCTACTTACATGGAAGTGGGCACCGTGACGTTTGCCGGTGTCAACTTGCGCGAGGACTGGCTGGATGGACTGGAGCAGCGGCCCACACTGGAGCTGCTGGAGCCAACGCCCTACCAGTACATTGCCGGGGAACAGTACGCCTCTGACCTGTTGGAGCAGTTGAAGGCAGTGATTGCCCGCCGCCTGAAAGGTGGCACCGGTCTGGCCCCCGCGGTCGAACAAGCCATTTGGGATCGAAGCCGCAGCCGCGAGACACACATTGCGCTGGCCAAGTCCCGAGAGCTGCAGCGCATGGCAGACGGCGCCGGGTTCCCGCTGCCCACTGGCGCGTTGGTGGTGGGCATGCAGCAAGTGACCAAGGAATACTACGACCAGCTTGCCACGCACAGCCGCGAGGTATCCATTGAGCAAGCCAAGATGGAGCAGGAGAACATGCGCCAGTCAGTGGCCGAGGGCATGCAGCTGGAAAGCAAGCTGATCGACTACAGCTACCAGATGGAGCAGATGGCCTTTGAGTCTGCCAAGGCAGCGGCACAGAACGCGATCGAGCTGCACAACGCGGCCATTCAGAAGTTCAACGGGCTGCTGCAGGGCTACCAGACGTATGCCAGTGTCTATAAAACCATCATCGACGGCCAGTTGGCCAAGGTGGAAGTGTTCAAGGCGCAGCTGCAGGCTGAAATGTCCAAGGCAGAAATCAACAAGCTGCGCGTGGAACAGTTCAAGGCAGAGATTGAAGCGCGCATGTCCACCGTGGAGATTTTTAAGGCCCAGGTGGGTGCTGCTCAAACGCTGGTGGAGATTGAGAAAGCCAAAATCAGCGCAGCCGGTGAACAAGTGCGCGGCTATGTGGCCCAGGTGAATGCGGAAACCGCCAAGATCGAGGCCTTCAAGGCGCAGGTGCAGGGCGAGGTCACCAAGGCTGATGTGTACAAAGCCAAGGCAGCTGCGTATGCATCACAAGTGGGCGCCGAGGCCGACATCTCCCGCGCACACATTTCTCGCTACCAAGCACTGATTACGGCCAAGAACCAAGAGTGGAGCGCTTACGAATCCAGCATGCGCACAGAAGGTATGCGACTGGATTCGGTGGCGCGCCAAAGCGGTGCCATGCTGGATGGCTACCGGGCAGAGACTGCAGCGGCCATGGCCGAGGCTCAGGCCCAGTTGGCGCACTGGCAGGCCGTGGTCGGCCAGTATTCCGCAGGCGTACAAGGCGCGCTGCAGACGGCCCGCATCAACAACGATGCCACCAACGCCGCCAACGCTGCGCGCCTGGATGCGGCCAAAGCTGGCACACAGGTCTATGCCCAGCTCACAAGCTCTGCCTATTCCATGATGAATGTGGGTGCCTCTATCAGTGGCACGGCCAGCATGTCCGTGGGGTACAGCTATGGCAGCGAGACAACCACCACGGTCCCGCCCATCACTTCGATTGGATAGCGCCCCGGCTAGGGCTAGGGAAACCAAGCCCAACTCAAGACACTTGCCTGCAAGAAGGCAAGCAACCCCAAACCGCCGCCTTCGGGCGGTTTTTTTACGCCCGAAAAATGCACGAATTAATCCAGAACATCAAAGCCCTCTTGGGCATGGCAAACGGTCTTAGCGCCGAGCAAAGACACGACATTTTTAGAGCTGGATTGCAAGCAGCCCCAGCGGGAACAGCAGGAGTAGGGGCAAGCATGTCACCAGCGGTCGAGGGAAGTTTTTTAGGTTTCGCAGGCAACACATGGGTGGTGTTTGCCAGCTTGTTCTTTATCAGTCTGCAGATTGCTTACTTGCTCTGGAAATGGCGCCGACAGGCAAAGATCGATGCATCCCGCGTGGCAGCAGGGCTTCAGCTTGAATCACTGGAGAAGTGATATGACGCAGTCACGCAATTGGATCATTGGCCGTTTGGTGGCACTGGCCGTCATTTCTGGCGGTGGTGGCACTTTCTATGCGCAGCACAAAGATGATGTGGCCCAAGCAGAGCTGCAAGCCATTCTTGCTGACCCCTACGTGAAGGCTGTGGCCACCGACGCATCTACCAGCGATGCCGTGAAGGTGGCCATGTTGATGGGACATCTGTATGAATCCAGCGGCAAGCACCTGGGCACCCCCTATGTGGATAAGCTGGGTAAGGGCCAGCCGCTGACGGTGTGCAACGGCATCACCGGAGTGGGCGTGATCGCTGGCAAGTGGTACAGCCCAGCGGATTGCTACGAGCTGGAAAAGGGACGGTATCTGCAAGCAGAGCGCGCAGCAAAGCGCCTGTTTGCGTACTGGGCCAGCTACGACGCAATCACTCAAGCCACGTTCTTGGACTTTATCCACAACAAAGGCGAGGGCGCTCTGGCGGGCAGCACGATGCTGCGCAAGGCCAATGCCGGGGATGTGCAGGGCGCGTGCCGTGAGAACCCCAAGTGGAACAAGGGCACGGTCCGGGGTGTGCTGACCGTTCTGCCTGGGCTCAAAGACCGCGCCGACACAAACACCGGGCTTTGCCTGGAAGGCGGGTGGGATGACTGACCCCAGAAAAACATTCAAAGCGCTTGTCATGCTTGCGCTGGTAGCTATTGTTTTTTACTCCGGCTGGTCGGCCAATGGTTGGCGCCTGGGCGAAGACATTGCGCAAATTCAGCTGGCCCATACCCAAGAGCTGGCAGACCGCGATGCGGGCACCTTCCTGGTAGCCCAGGCCATCAACACGAATTACATAGGGGCACTGAATGACGCCACCCAAGAACAAACGCGCCTTGCTGGCGCTGCTGCTGTTGCCACTCGCAATGCTGGTCGGCTGCGCGGGCAACTCAAAGAAGCCAATGACCGAATTGCCACAGCTTCCGCCGCCGCCGTCAGCGAGTACGCCGCAACCGCAAACGAGCTACTCGGACAGTGCAGCCAGCGATACACAGAGCTGGCAGCAAAAGCTGATGGACACGCGCTTGATGCAAGAGCCTGCAGGGCAGCTTGGCCACTGAACCCCAATCTCTAAGCCATTCGGCCCGCGCCGGCCGGTTGCCGGAAATTTGGAGTCACCATGATCTTGTCGTTTCGTACCAATTCTGCTTCACTGATCGCCGCTGCTGTCATTCTGCTGATCACTGTGGTTGTCAGTGCAATGAAATTAATCATCTCAGCTGAGGGTATGACGCTGCTTGTGGTCTTCGTTATTTCAGTCGCACTCCTTTTCCTTCTCATTGGGACTGTTTCTCTCCATTTCAGCTTGGAGCAACTGCGTGTCCATTTGGAACCCAAGACCGGCACCGTGTCTTATTCGTATGCTGGCGATAGCGGGGGAAGTGCGGCAAAAAGTAGCATCCGTGACGAACTGACTCATGCCCTGATTCACTCGATTGCACCGCACCTTTCTACTCGCCTGAGTGCTGAATCACTGGGAACTTACATTCAGGGCGTCTTGAATGGAGTTCTTGGTGTGCCCGGTGCAAACACTGCCAGTGCGGCCCGGAATGCAGAACAGCTTGAGACAGCTAAGGCCAGTCTGGCTGTATACGGCCAGCTAGCCGCATCTGATGGTGCCATGCCTGTTAGCTCTATCACCCAAGGCGAGGAAGCAGACCGCCGCGCAGAAGCAGAGATAGTGGGTAAAGGCTTGACGGCCCCACGAGTAACTGCAGAGCAAATTCAGGGTTTGATGGCTCAGTTGACATGGCGCTACGAACAACCCGATGGCACCACAAGCACGTTTGCAAATGCGTTCTTAGGGCGTTTCTATCTTGCCACTGGCCACAGTGCCTGCGTAAGTCCTGAAAACTTTGATGCAACCCTTGGTATGAAGTACGCCCGTGAACAGGCTGAAGGCAAAGCACGCGATAAGCTGTGGGAGCTGGAAGGCTACAAGCTGGCCCAGCAGCAGGTTGTGTGACTTTCCGTTGCTTAAATCAACACCGATTTAAAAAAACGCCTCCCGCTAAGGAGGCGTTCTCTTAGATGCCGCGCATAAGAATCATGCACAGCGCGAGTGCAAGAAGCACCAGTGCCAGTTTTTCCATTTTTTACCTTTGTGTTGGCAGATTGAAAAAAACAGCACTGGTCATTCTTAGCGAATGCTTCATAATTGCAGTGCTGCCCGAACAGCAGGCGCAAGCCGTGAGAAGACGGTTTGAGCAAGAGGTCTAGCGATGTAGGAGTTGCTAGGCCTCTTTTTTTTGCGCCACATGAGCCAGAGTGCTTAGGAATTTTGCAAAGCTGCTTCTGACACACGGCTCAATGATAAGTGGTTTTGAATTATGAAATTCATAGCTAGATATTCAGATCTAATCTAGCGTTCTATGGTTTTTTTAGTTATTTTTGCTCATTTATGATTAAAGTTGAATTGTAATAATGTGTTTCGCTGGGTAAGGTGTGTACCTTTACGAGCGAACAATCGGAATGTCGCCGGCAGAAGTTGTGTACTGTGGTGTTCTCCGCTCTTGCTTCATGCGCCACTCAGACTTTTCTTTTTCAGCTTGCCCTGTGCTGGCCACATGCACCGCCCCTTTGCCAAACCGGGCGTTGATCTTGTCCATAGCTTCCATCAGTGCGCTGGCGTCGCGCGCATTGATGGGCAGTGCAAAGGGAAGGTCGGCTTGTTGCTCAATGCCAGGGCACAGGTCCATCAGCATCACCCCAGCTTTTGAGAGTTGGTAGCCGGGCTCGTAAATCTGGCTGATTCCGCGTACGGCCGCATTCACCAATGTCTTGGTGTCAGAGCTTGGAGGCTGGAGCTGGACGGATGCTGACTTGTAAAAGCGCGCCCCCGAGCGAAACGGGGATGTGTGGGCAAAGACATTAATGGCACCCGCACGCATCTCCTGCTTGCGCAACTTTTCTGCAGCACGGGTTGCAAATTCGCTCACGGCCTGGATAAGTGGGGGCAAGGTGGTAACGGGATGGCCGAAGCTGCGGGTGCAAGCAATCTGCTGTTTTGGCGGTGGCTGCGTTTCAAGCTGCATGCAGGCAATGCCTTGCAGCTCCAGCACGGTGCGTTCCAGTACGACGCTGAAATGCTTGCGCGCCATGGGCAACGGCATACGACTCAGATCCAGCGCGGTGCAAATGTTGAGCTCAGCCAAGCGTTTGGCAATCTTTCTGCCAACGCCCCAGATCTCGCCCACAGGGGTTTGCTTGAGGACGTAGTGGAACATTTCCGGCGAGATTTCAGCAAGGTTGCACACGCGGCCAAGGTGGGGCGGGTAGCTGCCGGGTTTGCGCTCTGCGCTCTTGGCGATGTGGTTGGCCAACTTGGCCAGGGTCTTGGTGGGACCAATGCCTACGCAGTTGGGAATGCCGACGCCACGCAGAACACGCTCACTGATTGCTTGTGCTCGTCTGGTTACGTCCCGCACTCCGTGGAGGCCACAAAATATTTCATCAATGGAGTAAATTTCGGATTCTGCCCCCATCGCACTGGCAATGCTCATCATGCGATCGCTCATGTCGCCGTAGAGCGAAAAGTTCGCGCTCAGTGCTATCAGGCCATGCGAGTGCACCAAGGGCAGCAGCTCAAAGTAAGGCTGACCCATCTTGACGCCCAAGGCTTTTGCAGCCTCGCTTCGGGCAATCGCGCAGCCGTCGTTATTGCTCAAAATTATGAGCGGTAAACCCTTGTAGCGCGGGCGAAAAACGCATTCACAGCTGGCGAAAAAGTTGTTGCCGTCAAGCAAGGCAAACATGGCATGCCTCAGCCTGTGCGAAAGCGTTTAACGCTGCTGGTGACCACGCCCCAGATTTCAATGGTTTGCTCTGGCTTAGGGCGAATGTCTGGGTAGGTGGGGTTTTCTGGATGCAGCAAGAAGGTTCCATTGCGACACAGGTAACGCTTGCAGGTGAACTCTCCATCCAGTTCGGCCACCACGATGTCCCCGTGCTTGGGGCGCATGTACTTGTCTACCACCAGCAGATCCCCATCGAACAAGCCCGCGCCAATCATGCTGTCACCCGCCAGCTTCAAGAAGTAGGTGCAGGAAGGGTGAAAGATCAGCAGCTTGGCAATGTCAATGCGCGTTTGGGCAAAGTCGTCTGCTGGGCTCGGGAAGCCCGCCCGCACCTTGCTGGCAGCCATGGGAAGAAAAACTTCGCTGGCTTCAATGGGTTGGGGTGTGTTTGTACTGTACAT